ATGCCTGCCACCGACCACCGCGTCGTCCTGACAGACAACCGCATCAAGGCACTGAAGCCTGCACCCAAGGGCAAGCGCTACCAAGTAATGGACCAGACGGTCGCCGGTTTCGGGGTCCGCGTCACTGATACGGGCGTTCGGACCTTTATTCTCAGAACCAGATATCCAGGTGCGACCAGTGCGGCGCGGCGCGAGATCGGCAAGGCCGATTCCATGACCTTAGCCGATGCGAGGGATAAGGCGCGGGCATGGGTGAAGCTAATCGCGGCAGGGATAGATCCCGCGGTGCAGGCCGAACGGAATCGCGCGGCGGAACAGCGTAAGGTGGAAACCACATTCGGCGCCGTGGCTGAAGACTTCATCCGTGACAAGCTGCCCGAGGAGCGGAAGGCAAAGGACGCTGAGCGGGAAATTCGGCGGGAACTGCTGCCAACATGGGGCAAGCGACCAATCTCGGACATATCCGATGATGACGTAATTAGGCTTCTGAAGGCAAAGGCCCGAAAATTCCCTGTTTCGGCTAAAAACCTATTCGCCCTAATCAAACGGTTCTTCCGCTGGGCAATCTCACAGCGCGCATACGGCATCACTGTTTCACCATGCGCCTCGATCGTGCTGAAACATATCATCGGAGACATCGCCAGCGTCCGCGAACATGTCCTTTCAGATGCCGAATTCTGGGCTTTATGGCGGGCTTCTGGGCGGATCCGATATCCGTGCGGTGCGGTCTACCGCCTGCTGGCGTTGACCGCTCTCAGGCTTAGAGAAGTATCTGAGGCTGAGTGGGCCGAGTTCGATCCAGATGTTGTCCGCGCCTTACGACAGCGGAAAGACGGTGAACGCATCGCATGGGAAAACTTTTCGAAGGACAAACTTATTTGGGTGATTCCCGCGTCGCGCATGAAAGGCAAAAACGCTGGCATTAAGCGAGCGCGTCCGCATTCTGTTCCCCTGACTGCAGAAATTTTATCGGTTCTCGAATCTGTCCCTATGGTGAAAGGCGCGCGGTTCGTGTTCTCGACTAGCTTGGGTGCGAAACCAATATGGATGGGTGCAAAGGTCAAAACGGCTATTGATGCGCGTATGCTGCGCTCGCTTCGTGCATTCACCCGGAAGCGTGGTGATGATGCTGCATCCGCAGTTTTGGAACATTGGACTAATCACGATATTCGCCGCACGGTTCGGTCGCATCTGTCGCGGTTGAAGATATCGGAAGAATCTCGGGAAGCAGTCCTTGCTCATGTACGTCCCGGCATTAAAGGCGTTTATGACAAGTATGATTACTTCGATGAAAAGTCTGAGGCGTTGCAGCTATGGGCTGCACGCTTGCGAGATATCGTTGAACCGGCGCCGAATAATGTAATCAGACTAGCCGCTAAATCTTAGGCTGGATATATCGCGTCATGAAACTCAACGGCGCGTTGTGTTCCTTATTGACAGAATCCTCCAAAAACACGACTAGCGATTCTCATGCGCAACTGGGGGGATGCATAAACGCTACCAAACGCTACTGAGGAACCACTGTTTATGTCCGACCAAGTATTAGTACTCGAGGATGTAGTTGAATCGAAATATCACCGCGTCAGCAAGCCCACGCGCTGGCGTCAAGAACGCGAGGGATTGTTTCCCCAACGTGTTAAAATTGGCAAGCGTCGCGTAGCCTGGCGAACGTCCGAGTTAGATGAATGGGCGGCCGATCCCGCCGCATGGGCGGCCAAGCACGCTAACAAGGCAGCAGCTTCATAGGCCGCTGCTATGTCGTCAAAACATCCAATGGGTTCTTCGCGGTGAATTCCACCGCGTGGAACCGCGCGTGCGACCTAATAAACATGGGCATCTTCGCACAGTGGCAGCCGCGCTATGCTGAGCGCGGCATCGCCACGTTCCCGGTTGAGATAACGGACGGGCGCAAAAAGCCGCTTGTCGCGCAATATCTCAAGATGGGTGTGCGGGCGAGCAACCAATTGGCGCTCCGGTTTGGCGGTGCCGACATGCTGGGATTCGCGGTCGGGGCGCGGTCTCGCATCACTATCCTTGACGTTGATACGGCAGACGAGCGCGTCCTAGCCGATGCACTTCGCGAACATGGGCCGACGCCACTCATAGCCAAATCGGTCTCGGGCCATTTTCATGCTTACTACCGCCACAACGGCGAAGGGCGGAAGATCCGTCCGAATCCGAAACAGCCAATCGACATTCTAGGCGGCGGTTTCACGGTTGCGCCGCCGTCGCAGTCCATCAACGGGCGATATCAGTTTATCGAAGGCGATTTAGACGACATTGCCAGCCTGCCAGTGATGCGGGCTCCAGCCCTCTCCCCTGAGCCTAGAAAACTCAAGGAAGCGTCCGACAAAGAACAGGGGCGCGATGTCGGGACGCGCAACGATTCGCTTTGGCGAGCGTGTATGAGGCACGCCGCGCTGAACTGTCAGACCGGGGGCGACGTTCTGGCATTCGCTCGTATCCGCAATCTTGAATTTTCTCCACCGCTGGAGGAGTCGGAAGTGGCCAGCATCGCAGCATCTGCATGGCGCTACACAGAGGAAGGCAAGAACTGGTTTCATCCAGCCTGCCGCGTCGTAACCATCGACAAGGACACGACCGAACACATGGCGGCGACCGACCCTAACGCATACGCCTTGCTAGCACTTTTGAAGTCGTGGCACGGCGGACGGGATGAATTCGTTCTAGCCAAAGAATGCGCCGCCAAAATCGGATGGACGCTCCCGGCATTCAAGAAGGCGCGCGACCATTTAGAGGCAGCGCATGAAATCCGGTGCATCCATCGTGGCGGACGTGGACCGAAAGACCCGCCCAAGTATCGGTGGGCGTCAATCTAAGGGGTACGATTCCATACCCCAATATAACTTAACACCTCTCCCCCTCGCTCCCTGTTCCCTTAGGTAGATAGACCGCCAAGGGAGATTAAGGCCATCCAGAGCAGAAAACCCCTGTTCTGAGCAATTTGGCCCGCCCCAAAAAATTCGGCGCGATTTGAAATCCATCACAGTGCTTAGTTTGAGTGAGTCATGACGCCGCGCCGTCTTGATGCCCGTTCCGTCGAAGCCGTGTTGGCTAAAGTCGCGGAGGGTCTGAGCATAGCGGCAGCTTGTGATGCGGCTGGCGTAGCATCGGCTGACAGATTCATTCACATAATCAAAACGGACCCGGCAGTCCGCGCTCAATATCGGGCGGTGTCGCGTCATGCTAAGAGCGCGGTTAAGCTCGATTGGGTGACTCTCGAAAACATCTTCGATGAAGTCGCCGCGGGGCGACCGCTGAAGGCGTACCTGAGATCCATCGATATCAAGTACAAGCGATTCCACTGGCGAGTGACGACGGACGCGCTGTTAGCGAAGAAATACCGTGAGGCCGTAGCGGCAGGCCGAAAGGCGCGGCAGCCTTCATGGAGACCGTTACGTCACGCCGACGAGATATTCACCAGGTTCGAGACCACGCTGGAAACGCTCAAGTCCATCTGCGAGTCCGATAGCCGCTTTCCCGACGTACGGCAGTTCTGGCGCTCGCTCCGAGAGTCGCCCGTCCATCTCAATAGATATCAGCAAGCGCTAGAGACCCGCGCCGACCGCCGCCGTGCTGCGGTCAACAGCAAGTCCGATGCTGTTGACGTCCTAGCCATCATCGAAAAGGCCGTACCCCGTCACCATGAGTTTCGGGACGATCTGGTGTCAGAAGCATACCTCGCATTCGTCGAAGGTCGCATCGGTGCGGATGACGTTGCCAAGTTCGTAAAGAAGCTGGTTTCGAAAGCCATCGGTGAACAGCGCTCAATTGCTTCCCTTGATGCCGGGATGGGCGACGACGGCCATGCGACGTTGCTGGACTTCATAACTACGGACGATTGGTGATGCTTGCAGAAACTGATGAAGACTATCGGCGGATCATGTACGGGCCGCTGCCGTATCGATTCCACGCGGGCGACGTTGCCAAAGTAGGCAAGGCCATCGTCAAGATTCTGCATGTCGATGGACGCCGGGCGGATATCGTCATGATTGAGCAAGATCGCATCGTCTATGGATCGTGCGCCACGCGCGACCTTACCAGCCTTGAGGTAGCCTTGGGCGCGAAGTCGATGTGGGTTGAGATGTCTCATGTCGATGCCATCGCCATCGCGGCCGAAGAAGAACAGGCCAAGGCTGCTGAGAACGAGCGAAAGCGCAAGGCAAAGAAACCAAAGAAAAGCAAGCGTATCAAATAGATAGCGCAGCATATTGACTCTCAGACTCGTTAATGTTCTTCTTTTGTTCATGAGAAGTGATTCGCATTTCTTCTCTCTCATCCATGATTAACAGCGTCGGCCAATAGCTTGGTTTGACGCTGTTTTTTTATCATCCCGCGCATAGCCCCCGCATTGGTCCCAATGCCCGCGAAAGTATTCGGGGGCTGTTCCGCAGTGAGGGTTTCGCTTTCGCGCTCCCGAACCAGAATCCGGAAAAAATCAGATGGTCCCAGCCGAAACCGCAATCCGGTTTTTGCAGTCATTACGCATTCCTGAAGGCCCCATGGCGGGCCAGAAGATCAGGCTGGGCGAGTTTCAAAAACGGTTCATCCGTGGTGCCCTTGCCGATGGAGTCTCCATCGCTGCGCTTTCCGTAGGGCGCGGTGCAGGCAAAACGATGCTGGGTGCCGGTCTGGCGCTCGCCGCTCTGCTCGGCAAGATCGATAAACAACCGCGCCGCGAAGTGATCATCGGGGCCAAAACCCGCGACCAAGGCCGTATCGCTTGGAACTTCATTGAGGGTCTGGCGCAATCGCTGCCGGTCAAAGAGCGCAAGTTGCTGACGTTCGTTCGGTCGCCACGCCTAGAAGTCCGTTATGAAGGCAACGGCGGCGGTCATGCGCTCCGCGTTCTAGCATCGGATGCAAAAAACGCCCTAGGACTTGCTCCCGTTTTCAGTCTGCTCGATGAGCGCGGATTCTGGGACAAGGACAAAGGCGACGATCTGGAAGCCGCCATCTTTTCGGCGCTCGGCAAGCGCGGCGGTCGCGCCGTGGTTATCAGCACCTCCGCACCCGATTCGGCGCATTCGTTCTCCCAACTGCTCGATGAGCCGGGCGAAAACGTCTACGTGCAGGAACACAGAGCCCCGGAAGGCTGCGCTCCCGACGATATCGAAGCCCTTAAGATCGCAAATCCGGGTGCCATCAGTGGAATCGGCAGTTCGCTTGCATGGCTCCAAGGCGAAGCCCGACGCGCCATCAAACGCGGTGGCAGCACCCTTTCAAACTTCCGGCTGTTTAACTTAAATCAGCGCGTGTCCGGCGAAACCCGTGACGTCCTGCTGACAGCGGATGAATGGCTGCGATGCGAGGTCAACGAATTGCCGCCGCGTCATGGCGAAGTCGTCATCGGAATCGATCTTGGCGGTAGCGCCAGCATGACGGCAGCGGCGTTCTATTGGCCTGCGACGTCGCGCCTTGAGTGCCTTGGCTGGTTTCCATCGCAGCCGTCGCTTTTGGATCGTGGCCAAAACGATGGTGTCTCTAACCGATACGTCGAAATGTCAGGCCGTGGCGAGCTGTCAACCCTCGGTGCGATGACCGTCCCGGTTGCGCCATGGCTGTCCGAGGTGATGCGCCACGTTGAGGGCCAGCCCGTCGTCGCTTTGTGTATGGATCGCTACAAACAAGCCGAATTAGGTCAGGCTATCGACGCCGCTGGCATCCGCGCTCCGATTATCTGGCGCGGATTCGGCTTTAAGGATGGAAACGAGGACTGCGACCGTTTCCGCCGTGCCTGTTTCGACGGACTCGTTAAGGCGAAACCGTCTCTCTTGCTGCGCTCAGCCTTTGCCGATGCGGTCTGTCTCCGCGATCCTGCGAACAATATCAAATTGGCGAAGGCTCGATCGCTGGGCCGCATCGATGCTGCATCCGCCAGCGTCTTAGCGGTCGCTCATGGTGCTCGCATTCTCGCGCAACCGGTCAGGAAGGCGCGCGCGCCTGTGTGGTCCTGAAACACTATCACCGCCATTCGGCGCGCATCCGTTCAACCAAACGTTGGAAAGCCGTTCGGCTCGAAGCGTTGCGCCGCGATGACTTCAAGTGCGTGTCGTGCGGCGCGCGTGGTCGTCTTGAGGTGGATCACATTCTGCCGGTTCGGACTCATGAACATCTAGCGTTCACGCTGAGCAATCTTCAGGCGCTTTGCCCGCGCTGTCATTCTGCAAAAACAATCACCGAAATCGGACTGCGCAAAGCAGATCCCGAACGCGCCGCGTGGCGCAAACTACTCGCCACACTGGCGTAACCCTCATGAGGATATCTACATGCTAGAGTCAGTAAAGATTCAACGTCGCCAGTCGGAAATCCGTCAGGCGCTTTCCGCGCTTGTCGGCAAGGCAACGCCGACCGAAGATGAAACCCGCTCGATGACGGATCTTGATAACGAGTACCGTCAGAACGAAACCCGCTATCGTGCCGCGCTGACTGCAGAAGATGGCGAGCGCCGCGAAGCCGGTGCTGAACTTGAAACCCGTGGCGACAAGGAATTCGCGGACCTGGTTTCGCGCTTCGAAGTTCGTCAGGTTGTGGACTACTACACCTCGCAGCGCGCTCTTTCGGGTGAGACTGCGGAAGTCGCGACTGAGATGCGATCGCATGGCGCTTACAAAGGCGTCCCGATTCCCTACGCGGCGTTGGAAATCCGCGCGGGCGAAACCGTTGCCAGCGGTGTTCCGTCACCGGTCGTTACGGCTCCGATTATGGATCGTATCTTCGCAAAGTCCGTTGCCGGTTCGATGGGCTCGCGGTTCATCAACGTCGACCACGGCAGCAATGAATATCCGATTGTGAATTCGTCGGTGACGGGCGCTTGGGCCGCGACTGAGGGCGGTTCGGTGGGTGGCCCTACTGCGTTCAGCACCGCAGAGCGTAGCGTAGCGCCTAATAACACGTTCGGAATCACCATGTCCGTGACGCGCAAGGCGTTGCTACAATCGGGTGCTGGCCTTGAAGCCGCAATTCGCCGCGATATGGCGGGCTGCCTTCATGTCGGGATGGACAAAGCGGTTTTCCAAGGCGCGGGTTCTGGCGGTGAACCGCCAGGCGTGCTTGTCGGCAGCTATGGCATCACCAGCACCGCGGTTGCGGCGACGGCGTCGTGGAAGGCGTTCCGTGCTGCCATCACCCGCTTTCTGGTAGCGAATGCCGCATCATCGCCGGCGGACGTGAACCTGCTTATTCGTCCTGAAATTTTCGACTTCATGGACGATACGCTTATCACTAGCACGGCCGTTTCCGAGTGGGACCGCCTCGTTAAGAACGTTGGCAAGCCGGTTATGTCGTCGAATGCGCTTGCGGCTCCGACTGGTACGCCGAAGGCGTCCAAGGCTTTGCTGACGACTACGGTGAACGGTGTTGCGCCGATCTTTGTTGCGACGTGGGGCGGTATCGACGTCATCCGCGACGTCTACTCTGACGCTGCGTCTGGCGGACTGCGTTTGACTGCGTTGGCGACGATGGACGTCACCGTCAGCCGTGCTGAGCAGTTGCAGATTCTGACGGGCGTTCAGTCCGAAGCTGACGAGGACTAACCGCATGTTGCACGCCTATATCGGCGGCATTGAGGTTCGTTCGGAAGGCGGGGCAACCCGCCTTTCGGCACGATTTCCATATGGCCGCGAGACAGAATTGGCACCGGGCCGCCGCGAGGTGTTCGCATCGCGTGCATTCGCGTCGTCGGTTGGCGATGCTTCAAACGATATCATGTTGCTTTTCCAGCATGACATTACAAAACCACTCGCGTCACGCGCGGCTGGCACTTTGCAGCTACGCGACAGCGACTCGGCTCTTGAGCTTGAAGCGACCATCTCGGGCGATACGTCTTGGGCTGCGGATTTTCTGGCAGCTAACAAGGCTGGCCTTATCCGTGGTCTATCGCCCGGCTTCAAGGTCGCACCGAATGGCGAGCGTATCGAACGTCGCGGCAATGGTGTTCTCCGCACCATCACAAATGCCAGCGTTGCCGAATTCAGCGCCGTAACGAAACCCGCTTATGCGGCGGCGGAAATCGAAGCGCGGAATTGGTATCCTGGGACGGTCCAAAAGTGGACGCATCTTTCAGACGCCTTGCGCCGCTGGAGGGCCTGAAGATGGCAGTGACCGTTGATGTAAAAGAATCCTTTCCCTCCGAATATCCAGCCGCTCCGGACGGTCTATCAACCGCCGCTGCTGGATTGCTGACCGTCGCGTGGCAGCGGATTGAATCATACATCGCGCATCGGTTTACACCGCGGGAGGTCGCGTTTTACTGCCAAGGCCCCGGAGAGTGGCATCCCAAGCTTGAGCCTTTCACGCTAACGAAGGCCGAAATCTGGTGCAAAGGCGTATGGGAAGAAATTACTCCACCTGATACGCCGCTCGGGGGCTATTGGCTCGCGTCATTCGGCCCGTGGAAGTTTTCCGGAAGGGTTGGCGATGATGATGCTGACGTTCCTGCCATCGTCAATGAAGCCGTCAAACGCTTGACGGAATATCTCGCCAGCGATCCCGGCCAGGCCGGCGCGTCATCTGAGCGCGTGGATATCACCGACATTGAATCGCGTTCCGTCTCGCGCTCGCCGTCGTGGATGGCGAAGGCGTTGCAGAACAGCGGCGCCGCCGATCTGTTGAGAGGTTTCCGCAATGTTTAATTGGTTCAAGCGGTCGCCAGCACCGGAGAAACGCTCGGCTGCATCCGGTTTCACGGCCGAAGTAATCCAGATGCGCGAAGCCTATATCTCGGGCCGTCGTGGCATCGCTGAATTGACGGCCACGGCTCAGAGCTGTGTCAGCCTTTGGGAGAATGGATTCAGCATCGCTCAGGTTGACGGAACCGACATGCTGAAGCCATCTACGCTAGCCCTTATCGGGCGTTCTCTTGCCTTGCGCGGTGAGTCTGTTTTCCTGATTGATGGTGACAGGCCCGTCCCGTGTTCGGATTGGGACTTGCGAACTAACAAGGGACGACCGACTGCATACAGGGTTTCGATTCCTGAAGCTGGCGGCGGCACGTCTACCACCGCATTAGCAGGCGAGGTGCTGCATATTCGGATCGGCTGCGACCCTGCTGCCCCTTATTACGGGACCGCACCATTGAAGCGCGCCAGCCTTACCGCTGGCATGTTGAATGCGGTGGAATCAGCCTTGACCGAAGTGTTCGAAGCCGCGCCGCTCGGCAGTTTGGTTGTGCCGTTCCCCGAAAATCCGGAAGTGGACAACGTCGCGCTCGGAAACTCATTCATCGCCAAGCGTGGCCGCGTTCTGTTGCGTGAGTCCGTCGCTGTCTCCGCAGCCGGTGGACCGCAGCCGCAAGCGGATTGGCGGCCGCAGGATCTGACGCCGAACCTTGAACACAGCATGGCAACAGAAACGCTAGAGGCCGCCCGTGGCGCTGTCTGTGCTGCGTTCGGTGTTCTCCCCGGCATGTTCAATCCGGCCACCACAGGCCCGCTTATTCGCGAGGGACAGCGCCATCTCGCGCAATGGATGCTGCAACCGATTGCTACTCTGCTGGCACAGGAAGCATCCGAAAAACTAGGCGGCACGGTCGCAATCGACACGATGACGCCAACGCAATCGTTTGATGCGGGCGGATCGGCGCGGGCTTTCAGCACCTTGATTGCGAGCTTGGCGCAAGCGAAAGAGGCAGGCGTCGACGCCCAGGCGGTTCTTAAGATGCTAGATTGGGAGCGGCCATCGTGAGCACCGTCAAATCCCAATCCATCGCCGATGACTCGGTTATCGAATGGCGCATCCCGACCCGCTGCGAAGCCATGGCGAATTCATCCGCGACATGGGGCCAGTCCTATGACCGCATAGAGCGAAAGCTGGTCCAGGCGCGGCGACCAGCGATTTGAGGGCCTGCTGCTACTCGAAGCAACTTCCCAATTTGGGAAGTTTACCAAACTTGAGAAACATTCATCACAACGGGCGCACCTTTGGCCCCAGCATCTTAACCTGTGACTTCAGCGTCTTGATTCCAAGTTTCTTCTTAGGCGGACACGGCGGCAGATTGCGAAGAACATCTTCGCCTAGCCCCGTGATGCGATACCATCCCGGCTTGGTCTGTTCGATAAGCCCCCAATCAAAGCATTCCTGCCGGGTCTTATCACCAACGCCTAGCTGTGTCTCGTTCTCGCCATCGGAACTACCGATGGAGGCGGCACGAAGACATTTCAGGTGACGTTCTGTCAGTTTCATCGCGCTAGGCCACTATCTCACAAAACAAGATGCAGCCTAGTTGCTCTGGATTGAAGGTGCGGCTTAGGACGCGCCATTGCTCGCGGCCGGTCAAGAACACGTCACCCACCTGTGGGACGGTTCCACCGAACTCGGCTAGGCTGAATCCCTCCCTCATATTCTTTGTTTTCCTCTCGTGCTCGTATTGCACGTTGATGCTGAAATCAGCCAATGCTCCCTCCCTTTGGCTCCCGCAACCCTAAAGCGCGGAACCCAGAAAGAGCAACCCGATTCCACCGAAACGCATTTCGGTATTTGCCGAAACCCATTTCGGTAGATTCCGAACAGGTGTTCGGGGTGATTCTACAGTTCTTAGCTTTCCAAGTGGCCCTCAGAGTGGCCCCGAAAATAAAAAACCTCCGAAACCGGAGGCTTAAAATCGCAAATTATCTTTTATTTTCATTGGTGAGCGCGGAGGGACTCGAACCCTCGACCCCATGATTAAAAGTCACGTGCTCTACCACCTGAGCTACGCGCTCACTCGTGGCGGTGTGTAGGGGTCTCACTCCCACGGGTCAAGTCATGAAGGCTGAAAACCGGCCTCTTGACCGCCTCCCTCAACGGCTTTTTCGCCAGCGAGTTCAATATTCTAGGCTATCCGCCGCTCAGGACTGGCGAAAGCCGATCCGGAAGCATCCCCAATGACGGCCGCTGACGCGGATCGGGGCGGATGCATCCTTGAGCAGCACGAACTGGCCGTTGCCCATGTCGCGGCGGTAGGTTTGCAGCAGGAATGGCGCGGTGCTGCCCGCGACCTTCTCGGCGGCACGGTCCTTGAAAATCCGCCGATTCCGGCAATTGGCCGCGTTCCAGACAGGGTCGTCGCCCTGCGGGTGCCGGTAGTTCGGATTGTGGGTCGGCAGGTATCCGTCGCGGGCCCACGCCACGCTGAACATCACGCGCGGGTCCATCTTCTGCACCGGGTCCTGAATCGGCGGCAGAAGCCGGTCCGTCAGTTCGATATAGGCGGACAGATACTGCTTCGGATCGGTGCCCTCGATTTCCCGATAGTTCGTGTCGAAAAGCTTGTCCTCGGTGATCTCGCCCCGTTCGATCGCGGCCTCGAACGCCTTGCCGACTTTGTCTGCCGTCTCGACCGCCGCCTGAATAAACGGCGTGTCCGACGTCTCGACGCCGCTTTCGGCAATGGCCTTGATGAGCGTCTCCGAGGCGCCGAGCAGCCCTTCGACGCGGTCATCGGCATGCTTCAGATCACTGGACGACAGGTCGACGCCCTTGGCGAGATCGCCGAGCTCGGTGAGCACCACGTCGCAGTGCTCCATGTTGGCGGCGGCGGCGGCCGCAATCTCGCTGATGTCGCGCTCGACCGTGGCGAAGCCTTCATGGACACGGTTGATCGTGCCTTGAATGTGGTTGGCGCCATCGCCCGCCTCCTTGGCGAAACGGGTCGCAACACCGCTATCCTCGATCAGGTGCCCGATCTCGCCGTCGAGATTCTGCACGGTCTGGCCGATCTGCAACGTCGCCTGCCGCGTCGCCTCGGCGAGGCTCTTCACCTCGTTGGCGACGACCGCAAAGCCGCGTCCGGCATCGCCCGCGCGCGCGGCTTCGATGGTGGCATTGAGCGCGAGAAGATTGGTCTGCTTGGCAATGGTCTCGATGGTGCCCGACACCTTGCCGACCTGCGACAGAACCTGGCTGATCGCCGCAAGCCTGTCCTCGATCCGGCTCACGGCATAGACGAGTTCGGTGATGTTGCTGACCGCGCCGGTCACCACCTCGCGCGACTCCGTAATCTCGGCGGCGGCATTGGCCGCGAAGGATTGAACCGTCCGCGCCGCGCCGTCGATGTTGCGGTTGGCCGCGACCATGGTGTCAGCGGTTTCCTGCAAATGACCGAATTGCTCGGATTGCCGCGAGACCCGGCTTGCGACGTCATGAAGATTGCCAAGCACATCGGCGAGTTCGACCCCGAGATTGCCGAGGCCATTTCCCAGTTCATCGACCAACCTTTCCGAGACGGTCGATTCGCGGTCCTTTTCGGGGGCGGTCAGAATTTGCGCATGAAGCGGCTGCGGGTTTGTCATTCAAATCAAATCCCATCAATTCGACGGTCATGAAAATGCAACGACGCAAGAACGCGCGTGCTCGAATCATCGATTCGAGCACGCGTCATCTGAAAGTGTATGCCAGATGAAAACGGTAAACATCTACTTGGTATGCATTCTAGCCTAATGGCTAACGCCAAGACGCCACGAGTGCAGCGCAAAATATATCGCCTCACGAGTGTTCGCGATGTCAGACACCGCGAAACACCCCGATCGGCCGCATCAAATGCCCTCGAACAGCACCGTCGAGAGATAACGCTCCGCGAAAGACGGGATCACTGTCAGAATCGTCTTGCCCGCGTTTTCCGGCCGCTTGCCGAGTTCGATCGCGGCCGCAACCGC